TCAGCAATATATGCCCGAGCCGATGCCGGAACCCGATGCCAGGGCTGTATCTTGGCAGGATTCAAACGAATGGTTCGGTCAGGATAGGGAAATGACAAGCTTTGCATATGGTGTACATGAAAGGCTGGTAGGAGAAGAGGGTATTGACCCAGATTCCGATGAGTATTATAAGTTGATAGATAATCGTATGAAAGAAGTTTTTCCTACGCACTTCGGCACCGACTCGACATCTTCAAATGTTGTCGTAGTTGATGCTGCATCTCGTCGCAAGGCGAATCCGGTGGTTGCGCCAGCATCTAGAAATAGTGGTGCGCCATCGCATAAGGTCACTCTGACACAGACTCAAGTTAAACTCGCGGAACGCTTGGGTATAACGCCACAGCAATATGCGGCACAGATAATCAAGGAGATGGCCTAATGGCTAACGAACGCGCCCCCAGGGAATCCAGGAAAGCAGATACTCGTGAAAGCGAGGCTCGTGATGTTTCTTGGGAACCTGCATCGGTTCTTCCAGATCCCGATCCTCAGGATGGCTGGGTGTTCAGGTGGATACGAACATCTATGGTAGGCAGCCCAGACAACACGAATGTTTCCAAGAAATTCCGTGAAGGATGGGAACCCGTTAAAGCTGAAGATCATCCAGAACTCCGCATTATGAGCGATCATAAATCGGAGTGGAAGGAGAGAGGAGGAATCGAACTTGGTGGGCTATTGCTCTGCAAACAATCTGAGGAAAGCGTAGACAAGAGGCGTGAGTATTACGAAAGACACGCTGCCTCACAGATGCAGGCCGTCGATAACAGTTATATGCGGGAAAGTGATCCTCGGATGCCCGTTCTCCCGCCTGATCGTCAAACTCGTGTAACCTTCGGCGGTGGTAAACGCTGAGGTTATCTAATTAGCAATATTTGAAGAAATTGATAGGAAGAATATTATGGCTATTACAGCAACCCCATACGGGGCTCGGCCTGTTGGCACCTTGAGTGCTTCTGGGTCATTTACTAGCAAGACAAGACATTTGCCGATCATTACTACATACGATACACAGATTTCTAATGGTGATTTCGTTAAGGTTGCGGCAAATGGTACCATTGAAAAAGATGCTGGCACTGCGGCTTTGACCACAGTTGGAATTTTCTTGGGTTGCTCCTATACGGACCCGACATCCGGACAGAAAACGTTTTCAAATTTTTGGCCTGCGGACAACGCAGCCACTGACGCGATGGCGTATGTGCTGGATGATCCTATGGTCGTTTTCCAGATGCAGGCCGACGAGGCGTTGAACACCACGGATCGCGGACTTAATGCATCTGTTGTTGTGACAGCAGGCAGTACTACTTTTGGCAAGTCCAAGAGCGCACTTGATGGCAGCACCCCAGCAACAACGAACACGCTGCCTCTTCGTATCATCAGCTTTGTTGATGGGCCTACCAGCCTTCCCCCGAAAGGGACAACGGCAAGTGATGCGTTCCCAGATGTAATCGTGAAGTTCAACGCTGCGTCTAGCGGGTCAGCTTCTAATCATTCCTATTTGAACGCCACAGGCGTATAGGAGACTGACAAATGGCTATTTCACGCGCACAGCTCCTCAAGGAACTACTTCCAGGCTTGAACGCTCTCTTCGGAATGGAGTATGCACGTTATGATGACGAGCATACCGAAATCTATGAGACGGAAGGCTCGGATCGTTCTTTTGAGGAAGAAGTAAAGCTTTCGGGCTTTGATGCAGCACCTGTGAAGGATGAGGGTGATGCAATTTCGTATGACGCTGCTCAGGAATCGTTCGTGGCGCGGTACAACCATGAAACGATTGCAATGGGCTTTGCGATTACGGAAGAGGCGATGGAGGATAATCTTTATGATTCTCTGTCGGCTCGTTACACCAAGGCTTTGGCTCGTGCCATGGCCCACACCAAGCAGGTGAAGTCTGTATTCCCGCTTAACAACGGGTTCACTGCCGCCTACCAGGGTGGAGATGGTGTAAATCTGTTTACGGCTGTCGGTGATGGCGTTACTGGCGGAGGGGGCCATCCTCTCGTTGGAGGTGGTTTCAACTCCAATCGTCCAGCTACTGCTGCCGACCTCAATGAAACTTCTCTTGAGGCTGCTGTAATTCAGATTGGTAAGTGGACGGATGAGCGTGGTCTGTTGATCGCTGCTCGCCCGAAGACGCTTGTCATTCCGCCCGATTTGCAGTTTGTGGCGACACGAGTGATGAAGTCTGACCTTCGTCCTGGGACTGCCGATAATGACATCAACGCCTTGCGTTCGATGAATATTATTTCGGGAGGTACAGTTGTGAATCACTATCTAACGGACACGGATGCGTGGTTCCTTCTGACAGATATTCCAGACGGAATGAAGCACTTTAAGCGTGTAGCACTGGAAACGAGCATGGACGGTGACTTTGATACCGGAAATGTTCGCTACAAGGCTCGCGAGCGTTACAGCTTTGGCGTCTCTGATCCCCTTGGGATCTGGGGTTCGCCCGGAGCGTAGTAAGTGGGGGGTGGGGACGGTCCCGTATCGGGGCCGTTCCTGCTCCTTCTTTTCCCTGACTATCAATTCATTGATAGACACTAGCCACGACAGGGAGAAACCAATGGCTAATACAACTTTTTCAGGTCCAGTACGGTCGGAAAACGGATTCCAATCCGTTGATAAGGGCAGTTCAACTGGTGCTTATACCACCAGAGTCGTTCTAGGAGGGGGTGTTGGACACGCTTCTGGCGTTACGGTCAACACCACGGCAGGCGATAGTTCAGCTATTGGTGAGTTTACACAGCCAGCCAACACCGTCCTCACCAACATCTCCATTGTCTGTATCACGGCTCCGGTTATCGGAGCGGGAGACATTGGGTTTGAGGTTGGAACATCAAGTTCCGGTGCCCAGATTGTTGCGGCGGTCACGGATCAGATTCTAGATGGTGGCACGACAGTTGTGGTGGGTAATGTCGTAAAGCTCACGTTGATAAGTGGAACTGAGAGTACTACTACTGCTCCCGTGTCGATTGTGTATGCTGGTTCCGCACGGACAGTTTACTGCAACATCACGAATACCGCAGATGCCACTACTGCTGGATCGTTTACGTTCATTATCGAATATGTGACGACTGCATCGCTGTCCTAATGTGATTAATTGAGATAAGGTTACCCATTCAGATGGATGGGTAACCGTTATCTCCTATAGCGAGCGGGGCTAGAAGTCCTGTCCTCGTGGGGAGAATCAGATGGCTGACGCAGTAACGTCCCAAACGATCCAAGACGGCGACCGCATCGCGGTTATGAAGTTCACCAACATCTCCGATGGTAGCGGTGAAGCTGCTGTAGCCAAAGTCGATGTATCCGCCCTCAGTACGGAATCTGGCACGGGAAGGTCTTGTGCCAGGGTAGCCATTGAGCAGATCTCCTATGATTGCTCTGGCATGACCGTCGATATCCTCTGGAACGCCAGCACTAACGTTATTTGCTGGACACTCAGCGGATACGGCTATTTCGACTTCCGTGGCGGTGGCCCCCTCCCGAATAACGCTGGTAGTGGCATTAATGGGGATGTCCTGTTCACGACTACAGGCGAATCAAGTGGTGATCGCTATACCGTGATGCTCTATCTGAGGAAGAGCTACTAATGGCTGATCTGAAGAATTCTGCCGCGAAAGTTCCCGAATACAATGAGATCGCTCGCCAGAAGGCGGAGGCGGATCATAACTGGGGCTATTACAGTAAGCTTGTCGAAAATTATCCCGGTTATGAGGAACAGGTCGGCCATACGAGTCATATTGCTAAGGAATATCCCAACTGGAAGGCGTTTTAGAGATGCCCTTTAAGAGCGAGAAACAGAGAAGGTATCTGTATGCAAATGAGCCGGATGTAGCCAAAAAGTTTGAAGATGATTCAAGGGCTACTCGTGGTATGCTGAAAAAGGCGATTGCCAACAGTATGAATCTGCAGGACTATGCTCGTATGAGAAGCGGCGGATTGATTAGTACCTCTAAAAAGGTCAAGGGTGTCCCGGATTTCAATACTGCATTATGCAATAAATTCAGGGATAAATAATGGCTACTTCGGGAACCTCTACATTCAACCTCGAAATTTCAGAGGTGATAGAAGAGGCATTTGAGAGATGCGGCCTTCAGTCGAGGACAGGCTACGACATCGAAACAGCCCGTAGATCTCTCAATCTTCTGAGCCTTGAATGGGTGAATCGTGGCCTCAACTTCTGGACTGTCGAGCAGGGCACCAAAACCTTGACGGCAAGCACCTCCTCGGTCACGATGGATGCCGATACCGTTGATTTGATTCAGCATTGGATCCGTGATGGATCTGGTACTACACAGAGTGATCTGCCGCTGTCACGATTCAGCGTGTCGCAGTATTCCACGATCCCGAACAAGCTCACCGAAGGGCGTCCCGTAAACTTGTATATCGACAAGCAACGTGATGCTCCGGTTGTGTATTTTTGGCCTACACCCAATAAAGCCTACACGTTTGTTTATCAGCAAATACGGCGCATTCAGGATACAGGTGCTGTGGGATCTACCGATCCAGACGTGCCCGCTCGCTTCCTACCGGCGTTGGTGTCTGGTCTAGCCTATATGATATCCCAGAAGTATCCAGAAGCATTCGTGCGATCCCCCGAACTTAAAGCTGAATATGAATTTCAGTGGCAGTTGGCGGAACAGGAAGATCGTGATCGTGCTTCCGTACACTTTGTGCCCGGAGGCTATTCCTGATGGCTAAATTTGCCAATGGCAAATATGCGTTCGGGTTTTGTGATCGCACAGGATTCCGATATAAGATCAAGGATCTTGTGCCACAGATCAAAGCTGGTCGCATGACAGGATTGATGGTCGGCAGGGATATGTTGGACGAAGACCAGCCGCAGAACTTTTTAGGCAGGCTTGGTGATTATGCTGACCCACAGGCACTGAAAAACCCGCGTCCCGATTTATCGCAAGACACCAGCAGGCAATTGTTTGCGTTTGATCCCGTAGGGAACGGGGGCGCAGGTGGGTCAGGCAACATTATGGCGCATGGACAGGTGGGGACTGTGACGGTGACCACATGACCTACACTGAATTGACTGCCGCGATCAAGGATTATTGCGAGAACACGGAAACAGCTTTTGTTGCGGCAATTCCGACGTTCATCAAGCAGGCTGAACAGCGCATCTATCGCTCAGTCAACCTGCCCGTGAACCGCAAGAATGTCGCTGGCACGATTACCGATGGTAATCAGTATCTGGGGATGCCCACCGACTTTTTGTTTCCACTGTCATTAGCGATTACAAGTTCCAGCAACCAAATATTTTTATTGAACAAAGATGCGAATTTCATCAGATCGACGTATCCCAATGTATCCACGGAAGGAGTTCCCAAGTACTACGGTGTTTTTGATGGCGACACATTTATCATTGGCCCTACACCTAACGCTGATTTCGTTACGGAGCTTCATTATTACTATCAGCCAGCTTCAATTGTCGATACGAGTCCCTCGTGGTTGGGCACCAACGCCGATACTGTCTTGCTTTATGGCTCTCTGGTCGAGGCGTACACCTACATGAAAGGTGACGCGGACATGATGCAGTTGTACCAACAGAGGTATCAGGAAGCGTTGGGGTCTTTGAAGTTACAGGCTGAAGGACGAATGACTGGTGATGAATACAGGGATGGTACGATAAGGGTATCGCCGCAGATGACAGCAGCCCAATGATCAGTGGGGAAATTGGAAATGTGACGGTAACCACTACGAATAATTGTCATTTACCGCCTGAGCATTGGGCACAACGTGCTACTGATCGAATTATCAGTGTAGGGGAAGACGCCCTTCCTGCTATTGCGGAGCAGGCGCGAGTATTTAAGGATCAGGTGTACAACACCGTTAATTTTTATATCAGGGAAGCGATCAAGGAAGATCGTTCCAGGGTGGTCACGTTATTGCGATTGGCGGACCAACATGATTTGGCCAATTCCGTGGAGAAACTATAATGGCATTTTCAGGAAATTTTATGTGTACTTCTTTCAAAAAGGAATTGATGGAAGCAAAGCACAACTTCCTCCTTTCCGGTGGAAGTACATTCC